GATGATTATCGTGCACAGGTTTTCTTTGGCTGAGGATTAATCAAAGTATGCTCGCGCCCTGCCGTTCCTACCGCGTACCCAACGCACACGGGCTGGTGGCATTTTTATTTTCACCGCGCACCGCAGCGCCAATCTAAACATCGAGCCTTTATTTAGGAATGAGCCTTTGAGGAATCAGCTAAAACTGATGCTACTCGATGGGCTGATCTCCTATTGCGGCAAAGGTTCATTACCTAAGTAAGGATAAGCATCGTGAGTAATATCATTCCATTTGAGTATGACGGTCATCCCATTCGCTTTAATGAAGAAGGATGGATTAATGCGACAGATGTAGCAGCTAAGTTTAAGAAAGAGCCGCATGCTTGGATAACTCAGCTTGAAACCCTGGAATATCTATGTGCTTTAAGTAAGAAGTTGTTTTCTAATTCCGTTCCTGAGAGGGAATTAAAAGAAATCAATTAGTTAGAAAGCAGAAAAGCAGAAAAGCAGAAAAGCAGAAAAGCAGAGGCAAAGGTTAAAATTCTTCGACTTGCAAAGAAAACAGGCTTAGTAAAAACAAGAGCAGGCATTAACGGCGGCAGATGGCTTCACCCAAAATTAGCAGTTCGCTTTGCCCGCTGGCTGGCTGTTGACTTTGAAATCTGGTGTGATGAGCAAATAGACGCCCTGATCCGTGGCACCCAACCTGTATTCACTGACCAACGCATTAACGCCATCTTTCTTCTGGATAAGCCCACCATATGGGAAAAACAATTTCAGGAGCCTTTCTATCAGGCACTCAGTCGCATGTCAGGATTGCCCTATAACGGTCATGTCGGTGGTACGCCGTCATTATTTGGCATGATTACCTCCAAGTGGATGTATCAGGTTGTGCTGTCTGATTCAGTTTATGCTGAGGTAAAAGAAGCAGCTAAAGGCAATAGGGAGAAGATTCACCAGTACCTTAAGCCAGAGGCCAAGAAACTGGTCACAGAGCAACTGAAAGCGGTCACGATATTGGCGAATGGCTGTGTGGACTACAAAGACTTCGAAGCACGTTGCGTTCAGTCATTTGGTAAGCAGGGTGAACAAGGCTGCTTAATCCTGCCGGTAGAGCGGGAATTCAGTTATTCAGCGGTCAGGCATTAGTTCTTTTGCGTCGGGTTATCGCCGTCTGTCGGTATTAGCTACGACATGTCTCCTTGCCATCGAGCGTACAGACAGAATCAAAAATAACCCATGCCCCCGAAGAAGACGGGTCATTACCAGCAAACATCCGCTGTAGGCTGGATAATTGGTTATCAGGTACCTTTAATTATCGGGGGCTAAAATGAAAGTATAAAAATTGGTCATCATTGCCGAGGCACAAGATCTCGCCTTCTTTTTTATCTTTTACTTTGATATCAGCAACCAGTTCAGTTGCGACATATTGGCTGCCTACATAATCAGAAAAAACATTTTCTTGTATGTTGTCATTATCAACGCTTGCTTGTCCCAGTATCGATAGCGCACCATCCGCCTGTACTTTCCTCATTTCTTTAATCCCATAATCCAGGCACCGCTTAACATAATTATTTTCATGCTCAGTTACAGCTATTGCTTGTGGTGCAATGAGTATTGATGACAAGAGTAATAGAGGGGTGATTGGTCTCATGAAAAATTGTTCCGTATGTAATTTTGACAAATGAAATAGTTATGTTAGCAGTATTTAAATAAAGGAGAAAACGATGATGATAATCCACCTTAATGAAGGTGGTAGCATTGCAGCCGAAAACTTCAAGGTCTTCAATAATGAAGAACTCGATAAAACCGTGCGTCTCAGCGGACGACTGTACCATGCCTCACTCTATAGCGGAGTCTGGTGATATGCCACCCCGCATTCCCAGAGCCTGCCGCAAACGTGGCTGCCCTAAAACCACTACCGACCGCTCAGGCTACTGTAACGATCATTTGCACACAGGCTGGCAGAACCACCAGCAAGGCAAGAATCGACATGAACGAGGTTATGGCAGCAAGTGGGACAAGTTACGCGCCAGTGTAAAACAACGGGACAAACAGTTGTGCCAGCAATGCTTACGTGGGGGACGAGCAGTAACGGGCGTGACCGTTGACCATATCACACCCAAGGCACACGGCGGCACAGATGAACTGTCCAATCTGCAACTATTATGCTGGTCTTGCCATAAACGTAAGACCGCCACGGAGCGATTACGATAAAGGTTGAATGAATATTAATTTCTCATTGCAATCATTGCATATGTCATCGCTATAGAGGGAGGGGCGGGTTAAATTTCTGCCACTCTCGCCCTCAAGGACCGCCGCCTTACCTCTTTTCACATCGCCGCGAAATGCAAACCTTTTTTTGGGGTGCCCCAACTGCACCATTTTACAGGAGACATCACATGGCAGGACGACCGCCAACCCCGACTCACCTGCGTCTGGTGAGGGGTAACCCATCAAAACGCCCGATTAACGCCCATGAACCGAAGCCGGAAAAAGGGGTTCCCCTTGTCCCCAAACATTTTGGAAAAATGGGCCGGTACTGGCATGAACGGATCGCCGGGGAGCTGAATAAAGTCGGCGTGCTGACTCAGCTTGACGCCAAAGCCCTTGAATTGCTGATTGAAGCCTACGTCGAATACCGGACGCACTGTGAAACACTGGAAAGCGAAGGTTACACCTACCGGACCGATCAGGGATTAATCAAAGCGCATCCGGCGGCAGGCATGAAAGCCGATGCGTGGAAACGTATTCATGCCATGCTCAGTGCGTTTGGGATGTCACCCTCCAGTCGGTCTAAGGTCAACATGGCCGGGGAAGACAAAGCTGATCCTCTGGCTGAGTTCTTACAAATGAGGGATTAACATGGCAAAAGTCGCGGAGGGTATTCGCTACGCCGAGCGGGTCGTGGCGGGCGAGGTTGTATCCGGTGAGCTGGTGAAACTGGCCTGTCAGCGGTTCCTGAATGACCTGAAAACGGGGGAAGCGCGGGGAATTTATTTCAGTGAACCCCGTGCCCAGCATATCCTGAACTTCTACAAATTTGTGCCCCACGTCAAGGGCGCACTGGCAGGCCAGTCCATTGAACTGATGGACTGGCATATCTTTATTCTGATTAACCTGTTTGGTTTTGTGCATCCGCTGGTGAATGAAGCCACGGGGGAAGTGGTGCTGCGCAATGACGGCAGCGGGCGGCCGGTGATGGTGCGCCGTTTTCGGACGGCCTACAACGAAGTGGCCCGTAAGAACGCCAAGTCCACCCTGTCCTCCGGTATTGGTTTATACATGACCGGGGCTGATAGCGAGGGCGGGGCGGAAGTTTATTCGGCCGCGACCACCCGTGATCAGGCCCGCATTGTGTTTGAAGATGCGAAAAACATGATCAAGCAGGCCAGATCCACGTTAGGTCGCCTGTTTGAGTTTAATAAGCTGACCATTTATCAGGAGCAATCCGCGTCCAAGTTTGAGCCACTGTCCAGTGATGCTAACAATCTGGATGGTCTCAATATCCATTGCGGTATTGTTGATGAGCTGCACGCCCATAAAACCCGTGATGTGTGGGATGTACTGGAAACGGCCACGGGGGCGCGTTTGCAGTCGTTGTTGTTTGGCATTACCACCGCCGGCTTTAATAAAGAAGGGATTTGTTACGAACTGCGTGATTATGCCGTTAAGGTCCTGCGTGGTCAGGTGCCCCCTGATGATACTTTTTTCGCCCTGATCTACACGCTGGATAAAGACGATGATCCGTTTGATGAGACGGTCTGGCAGAAAGCGAACCCCGGATTAGGTATCTGCAAGCGCTGGGATGACCTGCGGCGGCTGGCGAAAAAGGCCAAGGAGCAAGTGTCAGCGCGGCACAATTTTTTCACCAAGCACATAAACTCTGTAACTGACATGGGGTTACATGTACTTATGTTGTTTGTAATTATATGAAAAATAAATTGATGATTGGTGTTTCCATCCGTTTTGGTGTTTGCGGGTTGTTACATCACCCTGCGTATTGCAATGTGTATTGCAAAATAGAAAAAGGTTCGCTAAATGGCTGTAAACAAGCTCAGTGATAAAAAACTCAAATCCTTATACGGTAAACCAGTTGAAAAACAGCAGACGATAGCGGACGGAAACGGGTTATCAATCAGGGTAAGTAAGCAGGGTACAATCAGCTTTGTTTTTTTCTACCGCCTTTACCCACTCAAAGCCTTGTGCCGCATGGGATAGAATGAGTGGGTAGATAACCCTGAGACATTTTTTTATAAACGTTAAAACACGAAAATATTTACTCTCAATTTGGAGACTGAAAATGAGTTTTAAAATGAACCGTGCACAGAAGAATTAAAACATGAGTTTGTTGGAATGTTAGAAATCTTAAAATCAGAAGGATTAACCAGCAATGAAGCGATAGCCTTTATTCTCATGCGCGAGTTGCGCCATCTGGGGGTTGATATTCAAAACCTCGATAAGACAATTGAGAGTCATTGATGATAGTGCTTCTTTCTGGCAGGTATATCTTGTAAATAATTAGGAAAATGCGATGAGCAAAGTTAATTTAGATGTCGAGTATTCAAAGAAAAGCCTTGAAGAAATCATTCAGCATAAAAACTTATTTGGCTTCCCGGAGCATTTAAGCGACCTATCTCCAGAACAGTATCGGGAGCTGGTCAATAAAGATGCGTTCTTTTTTGTTGATCATCATGACTGTCTGCGACACCAGTTTTCAAGTGAAATAATGGCAACTGACAAGCAGCAGGTTGATATTTTGATTGAGCAATTACAGGCACTCAAAGAAACCATGAATGATGCACCTAAAAAAGAGGTGATAAAAACATATATTGGAAAACACTCTTTCGATGATGGCTGGCAAATGGTTTATTTTGATAAAGCCTTAGTATCAGACAGTTCTATCTCATTTGATTTTGAGTATCCAGTTGAGCTGGGTAAGCTGCGTTATACCGTTTCTTTGAAGAAGTCTCATGGAAATATTTACACCGGAACGGGCAGAGGAAAGTCAGAAAAAGAAGTCGATCTCACATTAGCAGTAGAAAAAAGCGATGGTGTGATGACCATATCGGGAAAGTGGATAGAGTACGGTTATGACTATGATGTAGAAATCGAAATTATTATGAATGAAAAGTAAGTAAAGAATTGTAAATATGCCGTCCTCATGTTTCCCCTTGTTTAGACCTCTTATTTTGAGGTCTTTTTTATTATTTTTCATGGTGTTAAATAGTAATTGCTGATACATGTAGGCTCATTTTGATTTCAATTGCTCTGTAGCATGTCCTCACAGATATCCCCAACAAACCGGAGTTTGTTAGGAATATAGGATTGGAAGGTGCAGCTATCCAGAATCAACCCGCGTCGTTTGCCGGGGTGGTGGTCAAAGGCAGCAGTTGGCGTAATTTTCTCATCAAACACGATAGTGGACTGGATGTGAATTTTGGCTCACAAGGTGATTATGGATATGTAATTGTGCAGGAGGGTAGTAAAACCCATTCTGATTTTTATTGATAACTGAAAACCACCTTCATAGAAGGCTGTCTCTTGATCATAAGTCTTGTTCAAGAGACAGTGTGAGTTCATA